ATGAAGGGTTTTGTGCTGACGTTGTCGTTACTCATGTTATCCGCTAACGCTATGGCTGCCGGAAAGATTATCACGGTCAGCAAGTTTGAGTTTGGCAAACAATGGGCATTTAATCGCGAAGAAGTGATGCTGGAATGCCGCTCAGGTAATGCCTTGTTTGTGATAAACCCAAGCACGCTAGCGCAGTATCCGCTAAATGATATTGCGACTGAACAGATGAAGTCGGGTCATGTTCTGGCAAAACCATTAGATATTCTGCTGTTGGATGACAGCCAAAAACCGGGTCAAAAGATGAGTCTGGAGCCTTTCCAGCAACGCGCCATGACATTGTGTCAAAAGTAAACCCGAGCACAGAGCCGGGGTATTTAGCGGTATTAGCCTATGTTTAACAGATAATTATCTTCTTCGGCATAAGCACTAACTTTCCCTCACTCAAATTAGTTTATAGCCGTTATTAATTACTTCTGCTGCTAAGTTGGCGAAACACATGTACTCGACTACGCTTAAGGAGTACGGCTGAATAAGCCTACGTTAATGCCAACTTTTAGCGCACGGCTCTCTCCCAAGAGCCATTTCCCTAGACCGAATATAGGAATCGTATTCGGTCTTTTTTTAACTTATTGATTTTAAAGGTGAATTTTAGGGTTTATCGAAATTTATCGAAATTTTATCGAAATCTGATATTCGGTCTTTTATAGCATCACGTATTCTTTCCCTCTCGTATCAAGGTACTTATTCGTCATTTTCTCCGATTTATGCCCCAGCAGTTTCATCGCAAATTCCTTACCTTTTTCCTTTTCATACAATCGTCCGGCTAGGCTTCTGATCTCATGAAAAGTTGGCGGACTTTCATCAAAACGAAAATCTGTTCCTGTTCTCGCCGTTACGAATTTCTTAGTCAGGCTGTCTGGATGTAGGGATCCATCAGGGCTATTCTTCCGGATACCGGCACTTATCATAAAATCTGTTTTACTGGTTAATCTGCATCTTTCAATCACGGAGCTAAGACGTAGGCCAACGGCTTTAAGCTCAAGTTCTAAGGGCAGGGAGATCATGGCTCCGGTTTTTCCCTGATCTATCTGTAATCTGCCATCAACAATCTGGTCAAAGCGCATCAATGTTAAATCCTCACGCCGTTGGCCAGTCACCAGCGCCAGATCCATTGATAGCCCAAACCATGCCGGTAATGTATTAGCAACATTGCGAATGGCAAGATACTGGTCCAGTTCCAGGCGCTCACGTTTCACCACTGGTTTAGCTGAACGTGTCGGTGTCACCGGATTGTTCTCTATATGACCTTCGACAATAGCTTCCCTAAAGATATCTGACAGAACTGATCGCATGGTGGCTGCCATTGTTTTTTTATCTTGCGCTACCCATAACTCCAAAAACTCAGCAACATGGCGCGTGCTGATTTTAGTTAATACATTGCTGCCCAATTTTTCGCTGATCATGGCTATTTGTCCCTTGCGAACTTTGTAGGTGTTTTCCGCCAGCTCTCGGCGTTTATAGATGACGTCATATCGTTTTAGCCATGCTGCCAGTGTGTACTCCTGCGTGCCTTTGAGCTTTTCTAGTAGCGCGACAGGAGTGTAGTTTTGTTCAATGAAATTATTGGCTTCAATGGCTTGGGATATGGCGTCTCGCCGGACAATTTTGCCGAGAGATAATTCCTTTCCAGTTAGCGGGTTGCGCCAATAGAAAGTTTGTTGAACACGCCTAAAGGTGAGGTTTTTGGGCAAATTAGCGTCATACTTTCCCGGCCTTTTTGCCATAACCCATCTTCTCCAATATTGGCGGTATCGTAGAATGTGAAATATTCAGCGCTTTCGCCATTCTGTAGCTTTTGGGCTGTATATAAATGGCACCAGGCCGCACGCGATATTGTCTGCCGTGTTTTTCTGCTGCAGGGTAAAAGTTACCGTTTCTGGCCCAGCGTTGAAGTGTTTGAATCGTCGGCTTGTCAGTCGTATACGTTTCATCACACCATTCGGTTAATGTCATTAATTTAGCCATTGGTCATACCTCGATATGACCGGTCAGCATAGTAACGCGCTGACCGGTTCAGTTTTGATTTTTAAAAATCAGTTAGCGGACGGCTAACGAACGTTCGCCAGTTTCAAACTTGGCACCGGCTATCGATAGGCCCTCATTTAAGGCAGCTTTGATTTCATCGGCTTTTGGGGTGGTGATAATTTGCACCTGAGAAACGGAGTCTACATATTCATCAGGCAACAAATTCACATCGGTGATGACGAGTTTTTTTGCCCCTTTTCGGGCAGTAAAGGTATTGGACGCCGTTTTGATCGAGTCTTTACCGGCCTGAATCATGCATTCCAATATATATTTACGGTAGATCTCAGCCTGATTATCAAAACTTTTCTTGCGTGCACTCATCCGTTTGGCTTCGTTGGCGCATATCTCTGCCTGACCCTGCGTGTTACGAACCAATGCCATCAAAGCATCGAACTTATCTTCCAGCATGCCCTCAATGCCAGAGAGGGTATCAGCGACCATTTCGGGGGTGAGTTCATCACCGCTATCGGCCATTTCCTGCAATTTTCGGTAATCAGTGGCTAATGATATGGCGGTTGTACTCATGCCTTTTCTCCTTCAGTGACGAATTTTGCCAGACACTCATCTTTGATTTGGTTCAAACGGGTTAGGCGTCCGGTCAGATATTTGACGTGCTCATCATCATGGGATGATTCGGCATTCTTGAGATGAACCCCGATGGTGCGAGTTAATGAGGTGCTGATTTTTGTCACTTCATTCGCCGTGACTGCTGTTTTCATCGTCTCGGTATTGGCTTTGAATTTGTCATCTAACTCTTTACGTAGACGAACCACATCATCAGCTTTAGTGCTGGCATTTTTAATACCGAACTCAATATTATTGTCGGCGGTGTATTCAGCATCATCAAACAGGCCCATAAACACATCAGCGCTGAAACCAAGCTGTGCTAATGCTTTGGTCGTGGCGTCCGTTAGGCTTTTTTTGCTGACTTCATCGTCACAAATGAAACCGTTGGTACTTTGATAAATATGTTTGGTATGACCAAAAGCAGGGAAGCGGCCTCGGCCTCCTGCATGTTGGTACCACAGTTCAATCCGCATAGTGTGGTTGGAGGTTCGTAGAATGGTGCCATCCCCATCACGCATTGGTTTACGCCCGATCTCTCGATTGTTGCTATCAAGAACAGACTCCATAAATGGGATGCCGGGTATAAATTCCTCACTGATAATATCCACGCCCCAGCCGCTACCAAAGGGGCCAAAAATCTCCGTTGCTCTCATTGTCTGATAGGTAGGATTGATGCTGGTCACAGAGCGAATGACTTTGCCATTTTTGGTAGTGTCTTTTCGCTTGGTACGCGCTGGATCGGTGCGCTGTACTGATTTCCAGATACTTAAATTATCCTGAGACTCTTTCGGTAACTTAGAGATATCCTGATCAATCTGTGATGCACGTTGCTGGAACTCATCTGCAGCAAGAAGCGGTAATTCAGGCTCTATCTGCTCGCGGGTATGTGTCTCGGCATTAATGCTCGCTGTTTCATCATTAATGGTGCTATTGGCAATGTTCGATGCATGATTTGGTTGTTCTGTTGCGCCTTTTGGCACTTTTGTATCAGTTTTTGGTTTTTCAATTGTGCTGGTATTCGCCGGTGAATCGTTGGCTGCGCCGGTCAAGCCATCAACGCTAAATTTGCCATCACCAAGGTTTGCTACTTTCACATCATCGGCTTTGATTACATCAAGCTGTAAACACTGATTGATATAGGCTTTCAGCTTGGCTGGGTCTTTATGAATATCCAATTCAGCACAGCGGATCATTGCAAATAAATCATCACGGGGAACATCCAGTATGGTTGGAATTACTCGTAAAGCAGTCGACCAGCGACGCCATGCTTCATCGCCTTTTGCTACTTTCTCTTTAGCGCCACGATAAATAGAAGGGGGCACTTCCCAAACGTCATAATCCCCGGGGAACAAGGCACAGGCAACTTCAACATCTAGCGAAGCATAATCATGCTTATAGCCGCGCTCATGATTGCCTGTAGGGGAAGAATTGGTTGGTTCATTAGCTTGGCTGGTAGGGTGTTCACGCTCATCCGGGCGGGACATAATCCACTTTTCAGCAAATTTATTGACGTCTGGCCATGACTTAAAGGGGGGCGTGTGGCCCTGAATATCATCAATCAACTGGGCCAATGAAGTAATCAACATGTGTTTAATTTGGGGTAGGCGCGGGAGACCATCAATTATTGCTCGATACAAAGGTTCCGATTCATCGTCATTAATTAAGTCATAAGCATTTGACAATAAATGGCTATCTACTGTTTCTGGTTCTACCCCGTATAACAAGATATAAGCAACTCTCACTTCTATTGGTAAATTGAATATATCCTTTATGTTTTCAATTTCATCATTATTTTGAATAGGGATAGGTTCAAATTCTTTAGACTCATCGTTCCACTGATTATGCTCCATCCATTCAGTGCTAAATATGGCATTATCATCAGAGTCATCATGAACTGGTGGGCGCGGGGAGCCGACACGATCAGCACAAACTTTAGGCGCAAAGAAATTACCACTTGAACCGGGGAATTCACCCTCTAATAACATGGTGGATTTCATTGTTGCCATTTTTTGATTTTTGGCATCAACAGTAATTGCCATGGCGACAGCACCATTTGCCATGGCAGATTTTTTGGGTACAAACCCACATATAAATAAGCTCATTGGTCATTCCTCGCTAATTATTTTTAATCTGATAATAACAATCGGTAAATTCGATTAATTTATCGGTTGGTAATACGTGTCTTAAAGTCTCAGAATCACACTTTTTAATTTGCTCTAAGGCGAGAGAAATTAAATCACGTACATCAACAGATCCTGTTTCAATAAGGTCCGTAACTGTTCCCATAATGGCATCAGAGCTTGCTCCAACCTCTACTAGTGCTGGAGATTTAGCCGTATTAACAATAGTAATAGAATCAGCCAGGATTCTTAATGTTGTCTTTTGCATAAAGATCCCTATATAATTTTGGCTTCCAGTGGTGGAAGCCATTGGTCATACCTCGCTGGAGTCGGTTTGGTCGCTGACTCCGCCGTCACCGGGACGTTAAGCCGGTAAGATAGCCCGCCTTGCGCGGGCTTTTTTACATCCCCAAAGCAGAATGACAAGAATGAGTTGCTGTCACTCACGCTATTTAGCAGCGTTTTACCCACTTTAATTAGCTGAGATTGATGGCTGTTTCACGGTGTTAGCTACTAAAGTTAATGTTTTTCCTGAGGTGCTAAATCATTTACAAAATTTGATAGCAAAGCGATTAATAACAAATCACGGACTTGTTTCTTACCGAGACTAAAATTGGCTTCAATTGCTTCATCTTCACCAATGCCAATATAATTTTTGGCGGCAGCTTTAATAGCACATCCCATACAATGGTAATCACCCAACGTTTCACCATTAGGTAATACAATAGATGCGGCAGGTGATTTTGAATCTGTATTTTTAACTGCATACCCGATGATTTCATTATCTGTTGATAATTGAGCAACAGCATCATGAAGTGGTTTAATAGATAATTTAATTTCTTTAAATTTCATTGGTCATACCTCGTTATTTTTGATGAATAATGGCATCGACTGGATAACAGTTACCGTTGAATAACCTATTTTCGAAAATTACTTTTTCACATTCTTGTTGGGTGTCATAAACTTCATAGACAATATCTCTACAAATTTCATGAGCAGGGCATACCGATACAACTAAAGCGAATAGTAGTTGCTCCATAAATTTCCTGAATATTAAGGGTTAAATTATCTCGGCAGTTGCTTTCCCACCATCAGTAATTTTTAGATAAATCGATTCGCAATAAGGGCAAGTCGCCAGTGAATCCCAAACTGTGTTATCTATTCCTCTGCGTGTTTCAATTTCTTTATTACATACTGGGCAGCTAAGAGTGATGAAATTCACCCCCTTAGCTTTAGCTTGTGCAACGTATTTACTGTGGTCATCCAATAGTTTTCCCATCGTCTATCCCTTTTTATCTGCTTTCAGATTGTCAGAACTTGCTTACCTAAGCGGCTGTTGTGCCGTTGATGGGAGTGATTAAACCACAGGGTTATACCAATAATCAACCATTGGGTTATTTTAATTTAAATCTATGAGTTAATTTGTTGATTTTTAGGCGAAAAAAAACCGGCATAAGCCGGTTCTATAGGAGAGGGACGATTATTTATTATTCTTTGCTTCTATTATGTCTTTGATATTACGCGTTTTTACTAACTCACCAAACAATCTATCGTAATTTTCAATCATGCTTCTCAGTGAGGCGATATGATTATCTTTTTCACTTTCTGGAAGTCTATCAAATAGGTTAAGTAGCTCTCTATGCCGCTCATCTAAAACCATAGGGTTATCTAATGAGCGCTCCTCGGCTTCACTATCATCACTAAGCAACCAGGCGAGCGATACACCGAATGCTTCGGATAGCTTCAAAGCCGAATCTTTACTCATTTTTCCTTTAGTGAACCAACGCCCCGCAGCCTGTGGGCTAACCCCACATATACGAGCTAAACCAGATTTGTTTATTCCGGTCTTACTCATCAACTGGTAGAGACGACCTGCGATAGCCGGTTCTTTTGAATTATTTTCTTTATTCATTTCAACATTATAACCCAAAGGTTTACCCTCAAAAATAACCTTATGGTTGTATTTGTATGTAACCCTATGGTTTAATTTGAATGCAACCACGATAAGGATTGAAACTAATATGTCAAAAGATGCTCTCCACCGCGTAATTGATGCGGTGGGTTCCACTAAATCCCTTGCCGAACAGCTGGGAATCTCTCAGCAGTCAATCGGTAAATGGAAAAATAAGCGAAAGGGAATTATCCCTCATGCGCGAGTTTTAGAAATTTTTGCAGTTTCAGGAATTACTCCGCATGAGTTACGACCGGATATTTACCCTAATCCAACAGATGGGTTACCTGTTGATTATCAATCTAATACATCAGCCCAGTAAGAACTGATTTTTAAAAATCAGTTTCCACAAGGAGATAGCTGTGAAATTAAAACATGATGCCATCTGCGCGGAATTGCGTGGTTGGGCAGCGGAAACCAAACAGGAAATTGTAGCGGCAGAAATAGCACAGGCTTATTTCGCTTTGGGGGGAGGGGATCTTCCATTGACACCTGTTAACGATGAACACGCTACGCACAACAACAAGCAACGCCTATTCAGATGGATTGACAGTGACACGGACAGGTCAAGGACAAAAATCGCAGAGCTTACCCCGGCAATCCTCCGAGCATTGCCCGGAGAGCGTCGGGCCAGATTAGAAAATCCAAATTCAGTGAATTATCTAGCCGCACAAGCATTGCGAGATTTCTCGCTAGCCATGAGTGCAGTTTTTTTGGGCTGTTCTGATATGTCACAGAAGTTAATAAAAGCTACCGAGGCGATACATGCATTGATCCCAGTAACACAGCAGTTGATTGCATAACGAGGTATGACCAATGGCCAGATTTTCCAGAGAACAAGTTGAACAACAATTACGAGATGAACTGCAGAGCGCAGGGTTTACGGAATCCGTATCCAGATCAGCAGCAATTCAAGGAGGCAAGCATTACACCGAAGTACCTAATTCCACATTCTCAAGTGCTTTAGCTTGGGCAAAAACATACGCCAAACCTTACAAACGTATTCGGGATAAACCGGCGAAGAAAGTGGTTAAACCTAATAAGTCATGGAGGACACCACATGTCTAAAAAACTCACTTGGTGCAATGGCTATCGCTACGGAAACATGCCTATTACATCAAATATGGCACGGGTGGTTTTACGGCAAGTTGCACGCGAGTCCATGCAATGCCAACGGAGAGCATTTCACGCTCTTTTTAATATTAGTAACGCCAAATGTAACGTGTTCAGCGTTACAGAAAAGCACTGAGTCGGGGTAGGTATGGCATCAAGTTGGATAAAAGTCGAAGTGATAACTCCAGATAAACCGGAGATCTTTCAACTGGCTGAAATCCTGAATATTGACCCGGATACCGTACTTGGAAAGTTAATCCGTGTTTGGGTCTGGGCTGATCAACAGACTATCGACGGTAACGCAGATGGTAACGCGGCCAGCGTTACAAGAATTGGCATTGACCGTATCACTTTTATGACTGGCTTTGCTGATGCACTGATAACAGTTGGATGGTTAAAACATGACGGCGGGAAAATATACTTTCCTGACTTTGATCGTCATAACGGAAAAGGCTCTAAAAAACGGGCAGTTACAAGCAGACGTGTTACAGAATTCAGAGATTCCAAGGCAAAAAGTAACGTCAAGGGTAACGCTGGCGGCGTTACACAACAGGATCAAAAAGCGTTACCAGAGGAAGAGTTAGAGGAAGAGAAAGAACTAAAAGATAAAACCCTATTGTCCTATGGCGAAAAAAACGCCATAGGACCGAGTGAAAATAATTTGCCTCCGAATTCCGAACCGGATCCCCAAGAGGCCTGTGGCAAAAACAAGCGGCATGAGTACTCGCCAGAATTCGAGGCGGCTTGGTTGATATATCCCCGTCGACCGGGAAGCCCTGACAAACACGGTGCTTTCAAAGCTTGGAATGCCAGACTGCGAGACGGCGTAACGACTGATTCGATGTTGGAAGGGGTGAGGCGCTATGCGGCGTTCGTCAAGGCGACGGGGAAAGTTGGTACGGAATTTATCAAACAGGCGAAAACATTTTTTGGACCGTCGCAGCATTTCGACGATGAGTGGCAAGTAAGCACAGGAGAAAATCATGTGGAATTCAGATTCAACCAGAGCGACCCACGACCGTACTCTGAGCAATACCTCAGTTGGGAACAACAACAGGGGATCGCAGGCATGGAACCTATGGGATCTCATGATCAAAATCTACGCGAACCGCTGGACTGCGAAGAATGGCAATCGCCCGTCTGAACTGTGGGAACGTCAGATTAGCACAATGACCGGTGACCAACTCCAGCGAGTCTGCACTGCATGCATGAAACGTTGTGAATCTGGTAACTCTTGGCCTCCAGATTTTGCCGAGTTTGTCACTCTCGTTGCTGAACATGGCGGCGGTCATCTGGGCTTAACCGTGATTGATGTTCTCGCCGAGCTTAAGCGCTACCGGAATGAATTTTATAAATACAGTTGTGCTGAGGAATTCAACTGGCGCCACCCGGTTTTATATCAAATCTGCGTAGACCTTAAGCGCCTTGGAATTGAAAAAAGGCTTACTGATACCGGACTAGAAACACAGGCAGGTATCGAGCTGGCCAAGTGGCAAAAGCGCGTTGCTAGTGGTGTACCAATCCCTCCCATTCGCCGCCAATTGAAAACACCTGACCGACCATCAGGATTAACCCCGGCACAGCAACTAGCCGCAGGAAACCGATACGTTAAATAAGCGAGGTATGACCAATGGAAATTAACAACTGCAATAGTTTTATCAATGACAGCCGGCCAGTCATTGACGATAAATGTGATCATTCCTTATGCATTATTGACTCATGGGACGCTGCTGCCCGGGCAAGGTGTCGAGCGCCTTATACGCCACCTCTTAAGCCGCAGAAAGTTGTGATTCCCCCATCAAAGGTTACAAAAGTAAAAAGGCCTAAAGTAGTCAAAAAATCTGATACGTCATCAGCACTGCGTCTAAAGGCGAGTGAGTTGGTAGCAGTGATGATTGGCAAAAATTTGACATACACCGGTATTCTTACCGCGCTTGAAAAATCGTATCCGGGCCACGGTATTACGTTACGTATGCTTCAAATGCGTATGATTGGCTTGATGAAATCACCACATGTTGAAATCACTCGTCATGAAAAACCGGTACCGGAATTCACATTGCACAGTGTCAGTGAGCGTTTTTATGCGGATTCGAAATTAAGGGTTAAGAAACGTGCAAAAGGCGACTCTGATGAGAACTAAGCTAGTTCGAAACAAGTTTGTGTATAAAAAGATCGGCATGAAATATATGCATCGAACATTCCCAACAATGCCGCCAAATTCAAAGTTTTTGTTTTGGAACGCTGGTGATTATTACGGAAGGAAATACCGGAGGTATAGCTGAGTCATTGATAAGAAATAGCTGATATTCATACTTTTTATGTGGTTATATCCGTTTTTTGGAATGTGAAACTTTACTTAACAGAAGTGTGCATGAAATCGGTTGAATCAGGTCCCCAGTATGGGGTTGCAATATCATAAGCATAAGGTGATAGCTTAATGATTAATATGAAAAACTTGATTCAATATTTACCACTGAATGGTGCTGTTTTGATTCATTGCAAAAACGGTAAGATAGTGAGTATTAAACAGATAAGAGCAGATCAGTTTGTGGCTAGCTTACCTGCATTTATCGAACTAGCAGAAAGAGCAGGGTACATCGTTACAAACCCTGATATTTAGCGGTATAATAGCAAAGCCAGCCTGAACAACTGGCAACCTAAGCAGTTGTTGTGTCATCACCCTTGGGGGCAAGATGGCACAACTTTCATTTATCAAATCTGGCAATGAAACACTGACACCGGCCACGCCCGATGTTAGAGATTTTCTGCATTATAAAGTCAAGCTGGGGGCTATTCTCACCGCTGATTTTAAGCAGGTTCGCAATCCAAAGTTTCACCGTAAATACTTCTCTTTATTGAATCTGGGTTTTGATTACTGGACACCCTCCGGTGGCACCATATCACCTGAAGAAAAGAAACTGGTGCGCGGTTATGTAAACTATTTGGCTGAATATGCTGGACATAGCGACACGCTGGAAGAATTAGCTCGTCAGTACCTTGATACGTTGGCAGAACAGCGAGCAGACCGCGTAACCCTTCTTAAATCCTTTGATGCTTTCCGGCGCTGGACAACCATTCAAGCTGGTTATTACGCAATTATTCAAATGCCGGATGGTTCGCAATTTAAAGAGCCTAAATCCATCTCTTTTGCCTCTATGGACGATACCGAATTCTCCGAACTCTACAAAGCCACTCTTGATGTGCTCTGGCAATTTATCCTGAACAAAACCTTTAGTACGCCAGCTGCAGCCGAAAATGCCGCCAGCCAGCTATTAAGTTATGCGTAGGGGGATTTATGGCTAATTTACGCAAAGAGGCAAGAGGCCGTGAGTGCCAAATTCGTATCGTCGGAATATGCAATGGTAACGCTGAAACCGTGGTTTTGGCTCATTACCGGCTAGCGGGAACCTGTGGTACCGCCATTAAACCACCCGATGAGCAGGGGGCTTGGGGATGCGGTGCATGCCATGACGAATGTGACCGGCGCACCCGTTTAATTGATAGTGACACTGCCCGTTTGTATCACGCCGAGGGCGTTATGCGCACACAGTATATTTTACGAAAGGAAGGGAAGTTATGAGAGCTGCAACGCAAAGCCTGTCGTCAAAGCAGGAAAAGCCAATGCTGGATATTCAATATCTATTGGAGCTTTGGGGAGCATGGGCCGCCAATGATAATAGCCAGGTAGATTGGCAACCCATTGCCGCAGGCTTTAAGGGACTGCTCCCATATACCAACAAATCACGGCCACAGTGCTGTGATGATGACGGCATTATGATTGATGGCTGTGTAGCGCGGCTAAAAAAGTATAAACCGGAAGAGTATGAACTGGTGATTTTGCACTATGTATTTGGTGTTTCACTGCGAATGATAGCTAAAAGGCGTAAGTGCTCAGATGGGACAATCAGGAAAGAGATGCAAACGGCGCAGGGGTTTATCTCTGGTATCTTCTGTATATTAGAGCACAAGATTAAATAATGGGCTAATTTAATATTTTTTTTCTTCAGAAGTTAGGGCTCTTTTTTCCTTGAAGAGTTCTTTTATTTTCAAGGGGATAAATAATGACTGAATAAATGATAAAGATGTCAAGAAGGTAATTAAATAAGCAATTGAGCTTTTAACAAACAAAAAAGAGGCGCTTGTGTTTTTTGTGTCCTTCGATATTAAATAATGAATGAATATAAGACCAAGAACTGTAAGGTAGATAAGGAATAGCAAGTAGTATTTATTGAACCGCATATCGAATCGTGTTTCTTGATGCGCTTTTTGTGTGTCAGTGAGTTTGTCGAGAATTGATGCATTATCACTAGACATAGTTATAACTAATAATAAAAAACCAGTTAGAATTGAAAAAACATTTGCTACTAGATTAAGTGCGTCACTGTTGTTAGTTAGACTTTGAGTAAGGCAAAATGAGAACAAAGCAGAAATCCCAACATTTACAATAGTCACTATAATGCTCTTAGTGTTGTAATTGTTATTCATGTTGAGACTCCTTTTTATTTCTTCTATTATAACTCATTGTCGATAAAACTATCTATTATTTCTTTAGCATACTTTGATGAAATTGTTTTTGAACCATAGGGTATTGTAAAATATGACTTTGTTAGTTTCAAATCGTCACCAGTTATTCTTGTTCCCTTCTTTGTTTCTATATAAAACTCGCTATCTAATTCATCAACCCATTTCGCTGGATTATTTTCTATTGAATGAGCAAGGGCTGAGTTACCACGATGATTAATTTCCAAATGACCAGATATTCCTTGTTCTTTCAGTTTTGGTTCTGTTTTAATAAGTGATTTTATGAACGAAGGTTTTTTATTAAAGTCTGTTTCGTGAACTGAAACCTCAACATGTAAGGACTTAAATCCTTCTTCTTTTATTGTTTCAATGATGCTACTTTTAAGAATTGCTGTTGGGGTTATTTTTATTCCAAACTTCTCAAATACAAGCTTTAGCTTATTTTCAGGCCAGTTTGTGGATATTTGAAATATTGCGATTATATTATTCCCCTTGATTGAAAGGAACATATGAACATTATCGTAGTTCTCAATATCAATTAAATCTTTGTCAGCAAGAGCAGCTGGAGATATAGATACTTTCTCTTTGGGGTTATAAACTGAAAAATGAACGTAAGTTCTGTCAGTGTGTTTAATGAAGTCTCTTATCTTAATGTGCTTTTCAGCTGATATTGTGATTATTTTACCCGAAACAAAGTTTTTACTTTCATTGACATCTTTGAAAAGATTATTTTTAACGTCTTGATTCACTTTGAAAGCACGAACCAAGCATTTCTTAGATAAATTATCTTGTTTGCTATCCGCAAAATTCATTGCAATTCCTTATTATAAGCTAGCTAAGTAGTTAGGGGCTCTAAAGTTTAAAAATAATACAAAATATATAACGCGTACGCAAAAATAGTTATATTCTGATAAGAGTAGTTACTTAGTTCCGTCGCTTACACAATTCTAGAAACCTCGCTTTTTGCGGGGTTTTGTCATTTATGCGTCCAAATAAATAGCAATACACATAGTTTTTATATAGCCATGACGCTATTTCTTACTATTTACACCCAACCCACAGCAGGGAGGGGGAGACTATGAAAATGAGCAATATAACAACAGCGGTCTCCTATACCGTGTCGGGTGGTAGTTTCATTTTTTGGGTTAAAGAGCTGATAGGTGGATTTACACCTGATGAGTGGACAGTTATCGGCGTACTTGGCTCTTTGTTTTTTATGGCCCTGACATTTTTGCTTAATGCAGGCGTGAAAATTTGGGACAGGCGTCATGGCTATAAACCGGATGGTGAGTGATGGCGTCAATAAAAACCAAACTCAGCGTCGCAGTTCTTGGTTTAGTTATAGCCGGTGCACCAGCATCAATCATTCTCAGTCAGTTTCTTGATGAAAAAGAGGGTAATAGGTTGGTGGCTTATCCCGATGGGAAGAATATCTGGACTATTTGCCGTGGTGCCACGCGAGTTGATGGTAAACCCGTAGTGAAAGGGATGAAGTTAACTGTGGAGAAATGCGCTGCAGTGAATAAGTTAGAGGCAGATAAAGCCATTAGTTGGGTAAAGCAGAATGTCCGTGTCCCGCTAACTGATCCACAAATTGCCGGTATTGCTTCATTTTGCCCCTACAACATCGGCCCGAGTAAATGCTTTACCTCCACTTTTTATAAAAAACTCAATTCTGGTGACCGTAAAGGTGCATGCGCTGAAATCAAACGCTGGGTATATGACGGTGGTAAGGATTGCAATATTCGCTCTAACAATTGCTACGGGCAAATAGAGCGCCGTGCGCAAGAAAGTGAACTGACGTGCTGGGGGCTTGATGAATAAAGCCATTGGGATAGTCATTGCCGTGTTGGTGGTTATTGTGTCAGCCCTACTCTTTAACAGTTCCCGCCTCTCAAATAAGATCGAAAAAGCGGAAAAGGCATTGAGTGATGAACAGGCTACCAATGTTGCTTTGGGCAATATCATCGATGCATACCAGGCGAATGAAGCCGCCAACCGAGCAGCCACCACCCGTCAGCTTGAGAACGAAAGGAAACTACGCAATGAAAGTGAAGACCGGCTTAAGCGCTTCAACGCTGCCGCGACGAGTGATGATTGCTCTACTAAGCCTCTGCCTGGCGATGTCATTAACATCATGCGCGAGTAAGTCGGTGCCACGTTCACCAGCAACTTGTCCCGTATTGCTACCGCCAGAATCAGCATTAACTGAATGCGAGGTACCGGAATTTGTCGGTACTACCTGGGGTGATAGTGGGCTGTATGCACTGGCTTTGAAACGGGAGTTGCGGATATGTAAGAGCAGACTAGATGAGGTCATTAACTGGCGACAGAATGCCAGTTAATGAAAAGATGCTATTTCGATTTAATAGACAATTTTTCACATGTCATATTAGCTGAAGCCAATTGATCCAATGCTGTAATTAAAGTGAATTGCGACATCCATATTCCAAAACCAACCAATAGCCAAAAAATGATAAAGGCAGCTCGGTTTTTAGGTTTTAAAGTGTCGTTTAACCGTACTGCTATATCAAGCGCACAGCAGAACATTAATGAAATACCTAGGAAAACCGCAATACTTTCAATCCAATTACTGTATGTAGGATGAAGACAAGACAGCCTAATATTCATCAAGAATATAATAGTGATAACTACAAAATAACTTGCGATGCTAGCGCATGATTGAGTTGTTAACTTGCTAAAGGATCTGATGTTTTCGAGGGTTATTAACTTGCTAAGGCATCTAATATTTTTGATGATTATTTCTTTTATTTTCACGTGATTTCCCTATCTCTAACAGAGCAATGATACTTATTGCATTACAGATGGTACTCATTGAGCATCATCGATAATGCGCAAACAAAGCCATCAGTAACACCTACCGCTCACCCTGAGCATGGTTGCTGGTGGTTTTTTTATTTAGGAAGGTGGGCGACCGCGAGTAGTTGTAGCTACTACCGGCCATTCATACCCACAGGATAGGTCATGAGTACGAACCAAGGCCCACTTGCTCTCGAGAGCAGGGTCATAATAGTTGGAACTTGCAAAATGACCATAGAGAAAAATCAGAAAAGATTGGAGATAGTCTACAAACCTCTCAATTCGTTGATTGTTTATGTAAAAAACGCGAGAACGCACTCAACAGATCAGGTAAATGCGATTACTGCGAGTATTAAACAATACGGTTGGACTAATCCGGTATTGATTGATGAAAAGGGAGAGGTGATTGCTGGCCATGGACGTTTATTGGCTGCAGAACAATTAAATGCGAAAGAAGTACCAACTATCACTTTGGTTGGATTAACTGAAACAGAGAAAAAAGCCTATCGTCTTGCTGACAATAAATTGCCACTTAATGCCGGATGGGATCAGGAACTATTAACACTAGAGCTAGGTGATTTATTGGCAGAAAATTTTGATTTGTCTCTCACTGGATTTTCATCAGAAGAGATAGATCAAATGTTGAATATCGATTTTCTGCCTGGTAACGAAGATGATCAGGGAAAGCTCGACCATCTGGATACCAAGCTTTGCCCACATTGTGGGGGTGTTCTATGACATCACTCATAGTGGATTGGGCCACTCATCAGGCAGCCAGCTTTGCATGCCTTAACTGGCATTATGCTAAAGCGGTACCAGTGGGGAAATTGGTAAAAGTGGGGGCATGGGAGGATGGGAAATTTATTGGTGTCGTTATTTTTAGCCGCGGTGCCAATAACCATATCGGGCAACCTTACAGCTTGCAGCAGGATCAAGTGTGTGAACTGACCCGCGTAGCATTACGGCAACACATATCGCCAGTTAGTCAGATATTGGCTAAAGCGATTAAGTTTCTCGCTGATGTTTGTCCGGGTCTGCGGCTAATCGTTTCCTATGCCGATAAAGACCAAAATCATCATGGCGGAATTTATCAGGCTACTAACTGGATATATGAAGGACTATTTGGTGTAGGCACCTTAGGTGCTTTCATTATCAACGGTAAGAAAACCCACCCGCGCAGTGTTTCAGCTAAAGGGGTAAAGCAAAATCTTGAATCAATCCGTCAGCATTTAGATCCCAACGCCCAAGAACTCAAAACGTCAGGAAAACATAAATACCTGATGCCCCTCGACAAGAAAATGAAAAAAATCCTGATTTCACGTCATAAACCCTATCCCAAGAGGGCATGACGATGGATAAGCCGACGCTAGATAAGGTGGAGGCATTGGCAGGGCGTGGATTAACGGAACAGCAGATAGCCGACACATTGGAAATCGACATTGATATTTTAAGGAAGGATAAATCAGCAATCTCACTTTACCGGCTGGCCGTTCGCAGAGGAAAAGCTAAAGGGATTGCGGATATATCCAATTCTCTCTTTATCAAAGCCAAGAAAGGCGACACGCGAGCCATGATTTTCTTGCTGGAGCATTTAAAACCTCAACAATAGTTACCTACTGTCATTTCATCTATAAGGAAAATGATATGAACGATCAGCCCTATATTTATGCCGGAAGTCTGAATAATCGAGAGTTGAGCAATTGGTTAGCTCAGAAACTATTGGAACTCGGGTACCTTATTTCAAATGAGAATCAGCAAGCATCTCTGAACGAAAGGCTTGCCGAATTGAGTGATAAGCATCCCGAGGTTAGCGTTCTTGCACTTGCAGGAATATTTCGGCAATCGTCGGCTTCCACTCATGTTCCTGTAAGTCATCAAAAGCAATCTGAACTGTCCCTTCCTGATGCGACAAATACTTCTGAGCATCTTCTGGTAGGTTCGCAAGAATCAGCTCGTCCTGAAGAACAAAAAGGGAATCATTTAGGCTCATTTCCCGTATAACAGACAGTGGCCATTTGTATTTCATCAGGATTTTGTGGTGCAGGGCATTCTTACCTTGCAAAGGGAATACACCCGAACCGTATTTTTTACGGTGCTCATGTAAGAAAACATCCAGTATAAATATCTGCATTGTTCTGTTATCGACTTTTAGGCTGTCATTTGCATCTGCGTAGCCAACGTTTTTGATACCACGAACTTCGTTGATATGATTTTTTATGCTGTGCCATAAGTTTGAATAACCTGACATGTTGAACCTCCCAGTTCTTTGATGTGAGAGTCAACAGAATATACTGGGAATGGTTCAACACCAATTGTGTGAGTAAAAAATGAAAAAGCCGGATTGGGAGGCGATAAAGCGCGAATACTGTGCCGGACAACTTTCAATTCGTGCATTAGCTGAAAAGTACGGTGTCAGTGATACAGCAATACGGAAAAGGGCTAAAGCTGATAGTTGGCCTAAGCCCGAAAAAGTTCGCACTACAAGTTCGTATAACTCAGATGCGAACCAAAATGCGAACCTGCGAACCAAAGCTAAAAAATCAATTTCGCCAATTGAAAATCAAATCAGTTCAAATTGCCCACCAATTGAAAATCAAATTGAAGAAAGTTGCTCTATCGCCAGTAGATATGGGCTAAACGATATGCAGGCAAAATTTGTCAGTGAGTATTTAATTGATTTGGATAAGACAGCTGCTTATAAACGGGCCGGATATAAATGTGAGGGATTAACCGGTGCTGCCGCTGCCCGTCGGTTGTATCGCCATGTATCGGTAAACAAAGCCATACGTGACTCAATGGAAGCCAGAGAGAAACGGACGCACATCACGCAGGACGCTGTTTTAAATTGGTGGTGGGATATTGCCACGGCCAACGCCAACGAAATTTCAGAGTTTCGTCGTTTATGTTGCCGTCACTGCTGGGGGATTGAGAATAAATACCAGTGGATTAACGAGCAGGAATATCAGGAAGAGTCAGAGAAAAGAACCGATAATGGAAAACCTGTACCGTTGGATGATGGTGGATATGGTTTTGACAGCACGCTCGATCCCAATCCTGATTGCCCACGTTGTAATGGTGAGGGGCAAGGCAGGGCGCATTTTCATGATTCGCGGGATTTATCAGTTTCCGCTCTTCGCCTTTATGCGGGTGTAAAGCAGGGCAAATTTGGCTTAGAGGTGATTACCCGCAATCAGGACGACGCGTTGAAAATGGTCGGTCAACATTTAGGTATGCTGAAAAATAAAACCGAAATCAGTGGCCCTGATGGTGGAGCCATTAACCAGGTGAATTACACGCCAGAAGATTATGCAAAAGCACAACTGGTGCTAGAGAGTAAATTGCCGGATTTGGATTGACGCAGACCCATCAAACGCGCTTGCCAGCTTCACTGTAAGCTTCTTCACGATCCCGTTTACCCACGGCTACCACAAAGACGGTGATTTTTTCGTCTTGAACCTGATAAATCAGACGGTATCCGGCGCTACGTAGTTTTATTTTGTAGCAATCAGGTAAGTCGCGCAGTTTATTGGCCTCAACGCGCGGATTTTTAATGACTTCGAGTAGCTTTTTCTTAAATTGCTGACGTACGGTATCGCCGAGCTTGTGCCATTCCTTTAGCGCCCGGCGATCAAAATCAAGATTATAAGTCATCCAGTGACACCCTGACTGGTTGCGGATTGGCTAAACGTTCTCTGACTACGGCAACCAGAGCTTGATCTTCATCGGTCAACAACACTGATTTAAAGGGCAACTTGCCACTTTGAGCCACGTACTCCAGTGTCTGGCGCAGTAAATCAGAGGGGGTGACGCCCAGTTTTTCCAGTACCGCATAAGAACGATCTTTTAAGTCATCATCGATGCGAATATTAATGTTACCCATATTTGAACCTCATTAGTGTAATGACAAATGTGATTACAATTGTCATTTTGTCCCTATTGAATAAAAAGTGCAAGGGAATAATGGCGATAAATTACCCTAATAAGGCGTAATAACAGGATCACCACATGAGCGATATTCTTGAATGGGAAAATCTGGATTTCCCGTCGCGTGTCGCCTTGAAATCCCGATCTGAGAAATCATTTCTTAACTTTACCCGCATTTGGTTTGAGCTGTTGCAGAGTGACCGACTATTGGTGAACTGGCATCATAAAATGATGGCCTCCAAGTTGGATGATTTGGTCAATAATCGGCTACAACCGCGCAACCTGATTGTGAACGTGCCACCTGGTGGGACTAAAACCGAGTTTATTTCGGTACATCTACCGGCTTATATCAATATGCTGGTGCAAACCGGCCAACTACGGCGCTTTCGTAATCTCAATGTATCGTTTGCTGACACACTGGTAAAACGTAACAGCCGCCGCACTCGCGATATTATCGCCAGCCCTGAGTATCAATCATTGTGGCCTTGCCGCTTTGGTGTGAATCAGGCAGAGGAGTGGGAAATTGTTAATAGTCGTGGACGGATGGTGGGGCAAACAGTTTCCCGCTCCAGCGGCGGGCAATTAACTGGCGGTCGTGCGGGTTTCCCCGGCCCTGATTTTTCCGGTTTTGTCGGGCTTGATGATTACAACAAACCCGAAGATATGTTTTCAGCCACCAAACGGGCCAGCGCTAACCGTATCTTGGTGAACACCATCCGCTCACGGCGCGGTGATAAGAGCAAAGAGCATCCAACACCCTTTGTTTCTATCCAGCAACGACTTCATACCGACGACGCCACCGGATTTATGCTCTCTGGCAAGATGGGGGTCGATTTCCATCACATCACTATTCCTGCATTGGTCAGTGAAGAATATATCGATGCATTGCCGGAGCCGTGGCGCTCACAATGCTGGTTCTCGGTTAAAAATAGTGAAAGCGTGGTGGTCGGCGGGGTGCGTTATTGGTCTTACTGGCCGGTAAACGAATATGTCGGTGATCTGCTGCGGTTGTGGGAAAGCGACGAATACACTTTCATGTCGCAATATATGCAGCGCCCACGCGCACTGACCGGTGGGTTAATTGATACAGACTGGTTCAAACGTTACACCCATTTACCGCCGCTGACTCACCGGGCGGTTTATGTCGATACCAACTCTGGCAAAATTGAAGATTACAATGATTACACCGTCTTTACCCTGGTGGGGATGGGTGTTGATGGCAATCTCTACATTATCGATAGCGTACGTGGGCGGTGGGACCCAGAAGACTTACTGACCACTGCCCAAGACTTATGGGAGAAATGGCGGCCGTATAATCCAAAACGCCCTGCGCCATTACGCCATATGGGCATCGAGGATAAGCAGGCTGGGCAAGGTCTGATTACCACGCTGGTAAAACGTAAAAGCATTCCCATCCTAACCATCCCGCGCGGCTCAGGCCAAAACAAGCTGATCCGCTGCCTGAATACTATTCCGCAAATGAAAACTGGCTGTGTCTATATTCCGGCACTGATGACCGACGACGGTCAAAAAATCCCGCAGGTGTATTACTGGGATGGCGCGGTTGCCGCCTCGACTGATTGGGTTGTGCCTACACTGACCGAATGCGCTGACTTCTCGGCTGATGATAGCCATAAAAACGACGATATTCTCGACACAATCATGGATTCGATAGAGATCGAATTAATTGCTGGTGGCAGCATCAGTTATGACAAGTGGGTTTAACGATGAGTGAAAAACTGGATTTTGGCGGTAAACCCCGGATTCGCCTGACTGCTGATGGTTTATCGAATGTCATGACGGGGATGGGAACAGACCGCGACAGGCGTATGTATAGCCGCTTTATGTATGGTGCGATGCAAGATTTTGCCGAGCTGGAGGCGGCTTATACCGAAAACTGGATTGCCCGGTCAATTATTGATATTCCGGTTGATGATGCAACGCGTGAATGGCGGTCATTTCCTTCGGATGATGCCACGGCTCTGCGCAATGCTGAGAACCATTTTAATATTCAAGGGATAACTCAAGAGTCCTTTAAATGGGCTGGGTTGTATGGTGGGGCGGGAGTATTGATGCTGACCGATCAGGATCTGTCTCATGAGTTGGAATTGAAGAATATCAAGAAAGACTCACTTAAACGCTTATTGGTTCTGGATCGCATGTTGGTCAACGGGCAGGAATACAACGTTTCTAACCCGTTGGCTGAGAACTTTATGCAGCCGGAATACTATTTGGTTAATGGTGGTCAGCAAAAAATTCATTTCAGCCATTTTGTGCGCGCACCGGGCGCAGCTTTGCCCATGCGCTTACGCATGATTAACGGCGGTTGGGATGATAGCCGCTTAAGGCGCTGCCTTGAGGATGTGAAAGATGCGGTCGCTGCCAAAGGGGGGATTTCCTCACTGATCCTGGAAGCGAATATCGACACCATCAGCAAAGAAAATTTAGCCACTGATTTAGCTTCTGGCGATATGGATGAAGCCATAGCCAAACGCTATAACACTTTTGGCATGATGAAATCGCTATTTCGACTGGCGTTGCTGGATTCCAAAGAGACCCTTGATCGCAAGCAAATCTCTTTCGGCGGTTTGGGCGAAGTGTTGGCAGTGCTAATGGAGTGGACGGCTGGCGCATCTGGTATTCCGATGACACGCATATTTGGTGTGCAGGCCAAAGGAATGGGGGATTCGGGACAGGGTGACCAGAACAATTATTTCAATACCATCAAAGGGGATCAGGAAGCTAAATACCGTCCATTTCTGAAAAAATTGGATGAAGTATTGGTGCGTTCAACATTAGGCACCATGCCCGATGGTCTGGACTTTACCTTTGCGCCACTGTCGCAACCGACTGATACCGAGATATCTGCCCAGCGACTGGCTGATGCACAGGCTGATGATATTCGCCTGAATCAAAAGGTGGTATTGCCATCACAGGTGGCCCGTAAGCTGATGGAGCAAGGCGTTTATGGTATTCAAGAAGATGACATCACCCGACTTGAAGACGACGAATCCGCCGAACGGCAAGGTGATTATCAATTCAGGCTTGGCGACACTCCAGGCGATGATAAAAAACCAGCCACCACGCAGGAAGGCACAACTCAGGCCAGTTAAACAGACGGATGAAACCGAGCGCTACTATCGTGCTCAGTTGCGCGAGATGGTGCGATTGATGGCTCAGTCCGTCGATGAGGTATTAACACCAGTTCTGCGGCGTAATTACACGGCTGATAGTTATTTGGTCGATATCATTAAAGAGTCAATCAGACAGGCTGCCGACAAATTTAATAGCTCAGTGATGGGCCGTCAGGCCGACCGATTAGCCCAGCGAGTGGTTAGTCGTGCGGAGTCCGAAAGTTCAGCGGCGTTTGTTGAGCAAATCAATCGCGCTATCGGTATTGATATGACCTCACTTATGGTTAATGAGTCATTAGTGGATTATTTCGATGCCTCGGTCGAAAGCAATGTTGCCCTGATTAAATCGCTGTCCTCTGATTATTTCGATGATATTCAGCGGGAAGTGATGGATAGCATTATGCGTGGCGACTCGCTCACGACAATGGTCAGAAATATCCAACAAGTAACCGGGGCGACTTATCAACGGGCGCATCTTATTTCTCGTGACCAAACAGCCAGAATTCGTAGTGATATCACCCACACTCGTCAGGTGAGCGCGGGGATTGACCGTTTCCGCTGGTCTACCTCGCAAGATGTTCGGGTATCCGGTAACCCAGCAGGTAAATATCCGCGGGCTAAAATCAAATGCTTTGAGATTTCTCGCGTCAATGTGGGTTATGGAGCGGGCATTTATCTTTGGTCACGAGGGGCGGCTTATAACGGTGAAACAGGACTACTCCCCGGCAGAGCCCATATCGGTTGCCGCTGTCATGCTATACCCCAAATAAAGGGGCTTGATTACTAACAGGATTTATTATGCGGATCACCGTTCGTGACCGCGTGTCCTTTCCGATTAACTCCCAACGAGAAATCACCCCTGAGGGCTATTTAAAAGTCCCCGGGCGGGTTGCGCGCGTCGGTGTGCAGCAATATCTCGCCTCTGAACTGGGATTAACCGACAGGCCACCCGGTCAAATCGTCAATGTTTACCGACCACCTGCAGAGGTGTTTGATCCGAACAGTCTGGCCAGTTATGACAATAAAGATGTCACCATTGATCATCCTGATGACTTGGTGAATGCCCAAACGTTTAAACAGGTCACCGCCGGGCATGCGACTTCGCCGGGACGACAGGATACCGATGACTCGGACTATGTGGTGGTTGATCTTCTGATAAAAGATCAATACGCCATTGATGCCATCAATCAAGATAAAGAGGAATTATCCGCCGGCTACACCTCCGAATATCGCTATGCACCCGGTATCGCCCCCTGTGGTACTGCCTACGAATTTATTCAATGCACCATCACCATCAACCATATCGCACTGTGTGATCAGGCCAGAGCCGGACACATGGCGCGGTTATTTGACCGTAAACCCAAGGGAGTAAACCCCATGTATAAAGTTGTGCTGGATTCCGGCGTGCGCATCGAGGTGGCTGATGAGGCTACCCAGCAGCTGATCCAATCTTCTATGGATGCGTTAAACAAGCGTGTCACGGATGCGGAACAAGGGCAGGAAAAAGCCGAAGCTGCCAAAGATGAAGCAGAACAGAAGCTGCAAGAAGCAGAAGCAAAGACCGATGCAAAAGATGAAGAAATTGAACAGCTAAAAGAAAAATCTTCTGAGGATTCGATTGCTAAACAATTGGCTGATGTTGTCGCGGCTCGTGATTCCGCTATCAAAATTGCAGGTGCAGATTTTACCTGTGACTCCGTAGTGCCCCTGAAAATCAAACGTGCCGCGCTGGATAGCGCTGGTATCAAATGCCGCAAATATACCTCATGGGATAAAGCGCCAGATACTTACGTATCAGCTTATTTCGATGCGGAAGAAGAGCGTCGGGAAAATGAGGATGACGATGATCCTGACGATAAAAATGACGTGAATGATTCCATCATCAATTTGGGCCGCGATATGAAGAAAGTTAAAACGGGGGATGCGCAAAACACCCGTGACAGCGTTCGTCAGAGCTGGTTAGACAAACGCTATGGCAAACAACCGGAGAATAAATAATGGCTATTGCTCAGAGTGAATTTACTAAGTGGCGCGGCAAGGCTTACGAGGGGCAAATTTCAACTACTGATGTTTGTGAAGTGGTATCCCGCCGGGTGGAAGCAAAAATACTGCCTTTTGGTCGAGCCGCTATCCGTGGTGTTGGGGCGCGCTCTTGTGCCCCAGTAACACCAGATACCACCGCCGCACAAATCATCGGATTCAGCGTCCGTTCAATGGCGGTATTTAGTAACAGTGTACCTACCAATCCACCAGATTATGAAGTGGGCTATGACGTTGATCATGTGGCGTCGTTACTGCGGCGTGGGCCGATGTTCGCTTTGTGTGTCGATGGTGCCAACGCAGGTGACTCAGTCACAGTAATTACGGCATTAGGGGTAAATCAGGGCCGATTAACTACCGGTGGTTCTGGAGTTGAATTGGATTTTGTCCGCTGGATTGATGATGTTGTCGCAGGTGAAGTGGGCGAAATTCGCGTTGATGGCATTTTAGCGTCAACACCGGCTGCTGGCGGCGAATAAAATTTAAAGGAAAATATTCATGAAACAAAGTGTATTTGACGTCAGCCCGGTATCGGCGCTCTCTTTTTTGGTGCAACAAGCCGCGCATATTGAATCGGAAATTTACCGTCTGGAGTATCCGCAGTTTAAATACAGCACAATATTACCGCTGGATAACAGTGCACCTGACTGGGTAAAAGTGGTGGCGTTCCGCTCGATTGATGCTCGTGGTGAGTTGCAAGTATTTGGTCCGAACTCGACCGATGTACCAACAGTGGATATCGCCATGAATCAGGGCTTCCATGAAATTAAAACTGCAGCATTGGGTTACACCTACTCCATTGAGGAAATTGGTTTTGCCATGCTCAATAACGTCAATCTGGATGCTGAACGTGGTCAGGCAGTACGTGATGTCGTTGAACAAGGTCTGAATAAGATCTACTTGTTAGGCCACAATGACATTGGTGAAGGGCTATATACCAGCTCCAATGTGGGCATTGAGGCGGCTCCGGCAACCTTGGCCGAGTTGGTCGCGGATATTCCTACCAAGGGTACTCAGCCGATCATCGATTTCTTTGGTGCTGCTTATAATCAGGTGTACTTGAAAAACACCGTCACAGTTCATCGGCCAAATGGTTTTATTCTGCCCTCGGAACAACATCAATTACTGATGCGTACCTTGCTCTCCACCCATAACGCCTCAAACGTCACGTTGTTGGAATTCCTACGTACCAACTTCAAAGATATGGACTTCGACGATGATATCTTGCTGGCCGGTGCTGGATCTGCGGGGAAAGATCGCCTGATGGTGTACAAAAAAGATATGCGGGTAGTGAAAGGCCATGACGTGATGCCGCTGCGTTTTCTGGCTCCCGCCACACCAGACAACGTTAATTTCAAAGTGCCAGCTATTTTGCGTACCGGTGGTACGGAATGGCGTATTCCTAAAGCAGCTCACTATGTGGATGGGGTTTAATCATGTTTGAATTAACTAATTTGCATACTTCGCCGCTGACGGTCACTGATGATAAAACCGACCAACGCATCACGATTGCTGTCGGCCATTCTGCGGTGGTGAATGGCGATTTTACCCGTCACTTATTTACTCAGGCGGGCATGATGCGTGCCGAGCGATTCGATGAGCCACTTAATGAGCATGCTGATGATAGTGAGCTGGATATCACTGCGGTGCGTGATGAATATGAAACCTTGTTCGGTAAAAAGGCCCCCTCGGCGGCTAAAGCGATAACTCTGCAAAAGGCGATTGATAGCAAAAAAGCCGAGCTGGTACAAAACGATATCACTGAATCGAAGATCCCATCGGATGAAACCGATGCCATTGATAACCCGTCCGCGTGACGGGTTTTTGCTTTAGGGGGTGATGTGGATATTACTGTGCAAATTGTGGCTGACTTTCGCGAGTATTACCCCGAATTCAGCGATACCACCTTGTGGCCTGAGCGAGAAGTGACTCAGGCATTGGAGGAAGGCGACTCGGAAACCGGCCAACGTTGGCTGAAATATCATGCTCGTCCTGCATCAATCAAAAAACGTGGCCTGTTTGCTTTTGCTGCCCACCGACTGGTCATGCGCAAAAGAGCCATCAGTGGTGATGTCGGGGCGGCTTATGCTATCTCATCGAAATCAGTGGGGGATGAGTCGACCTCTTTTGCCGTTCCTGCGGTAACAGCAGACGATCTAAATATCAACGGTGACTTGCCACTGACCACCTACGGCGTGGAGTTTCTGCGATTGCGTCGCCGGGCCGGTACCGGGGGCATGATGGTATGAAATTGCGAGCTGAAATTCGGGGAGGGAATAAACTGGCGCAGAAATTGCGCCAGATCCATGAACGGGTAACCGCAAAACGTCGAGTGCTGGTGGGGCTGCCGGAAGGTGCGGGTATTTATGAAGATGGTGTGCCTATTGTGGTTATTGGGGCGGTACAGGAATTTGGTTCCGCTGACGGGCGTATTCCCGAGCGTTCATTCCTTCGTGTACCACTTCGCCAAAATCAGGACAACATTAAAAAAGGTTTCCGTGCACTTACTGCTCAGGTCACGCGTGGTGAAATTACTGCTTTCCAAATGCTGGATCAAATTGGTGCGCGTGCGGTGGGTTATTGCCAAGAAGCGATTGAAGCAGGTATTCAGCCCAAAAATGCTGACTCCACTGTAGCAGCTAAAGGCTCGTCAACACCGCTTATCAGGCATGGCGATTTAAAAGGCGCAATGACTCATATTATGGAGGATTAATCATGTTCGGTAATGGTCTGGATATGCACGGGCATATTGATACCACTTTTAATTCTCCCATTGAGGGTGGCATTCGGCTGATTCGACCGGCTGCCGGTGACTATAGCGGCCCCGGCGGTATTTGGCAGCAAGGGGAACCGCAGGTCACTGAATTGCAGAAGGTGAATGTCCAATCAGCAAAATGGAAAGATATTCAAATGCTGATCGGCATGGGCGGCACGGCTAACCCGCAGGATCTGCGAGTCGTGCACATCAACGATGGTGTGCATTATCTCTGGCCCGATGACGAAGGGAAATTTAGCGATTTACTCGAATTCAGCGATGGATTAGCAATGCGACAATGGCGGGTGGCTTCCTGTGATAACCGGCCTTGGCGAAGTTTTTGCCGCGCCGTAGTTGAACGCTATCGAGGAGCAGGTTAATGAAGACTATTGAAGAGATGTATCCGGTATTTCAGCAATTAATTTCTCTGGCCACCTTCATCCCCCTCGACCGTGTTGTATTAGCCGACCAAGGCCGTAACCCACCGATAAGTAATGATTTATATGCCACTTATAGCCCTGTTCCGGTTCGGGCCTATGGGCAAACACGGCGTAAGCGCGAGTTCATCTCTGCGATTGCTGAAACTGACCCGGCGCTTGGTGAGGATTGGCAAGATCTACAAGAAATAGCTTGTACCTCAATGGAGTTTTTACTGTCGATTAATTTACTGAATACCGGCGCAGCGACTGCTGCCATGCAGTTAGCCAATGCTAATTTTATTACGCCAGTTAGCGACTATCTGTTCCGCCATAAAATCGCCTGGCGGTTCTCCAGCAACTTTCGAAATCTCACTGGCTTATTGCAAGCTGGGCTGCAGCCACGCTATCAGGCTGACATCCATATATTCATTGAGAAAACCGTATCCTACGCCCTGTTAAGGGCGGCAGGGTTTGACATTCAAATTAGAGAAAGAGACTGCTCTTATGGCTTATCCGGTTGATAACATTATCCCCGTCAATCTTATTCTAACGGCAGCAGGGTTGGGGTACGGTGATTTTTCCAGCGCACTGGTTTTTGCTGATCTGTCTGATTTAGTTGAGGGAAGTGAGTTTGATGCAGATTCATTCCGTGACTATGCATCATTGCCAGAACTCAGTGCCGATTTCAAAACTGACAGCCCAATTTATTACATTGCCACCCGCTACTTTTCACAAATTCCCAAGCCGCCACAAATGACCGTTTGGATGAAAAACGATGAGCATTCACTGTTGGAAATAGTCAATAGCGCCACTGATCGAATCTGGCGCTATCACTACTTTTTCAAAATTGAAGATATGATTTCCAATGAGATTATTATTCAGTTAGCTGATTGGTCAGATGCTAATAGCCACCCGATTTGGTGGACATTCAGTGATGGCGAAATTATCGATCAAAATAAAACTGATGATGTGATATCCGTACTGAAAAGCAAAGGTAACCGTCATGTGTTTGCCGGATATAAAACTACCGAGTCGGTCACTACCGACCCCACACAAGCCTATTCGATGGTGCAGTTAGCCGCAGCATTCCATAAATTCAGACCAACAGGTTTAAATACCGCTATTACCGGTGAGTATCAGGTATTACCCGGTGTTATTGGCGATGATATGGCGACCAGTGCTTATAATGCCTTAAAAGCCAAGAACGCCGTGTTTTTTACCAAAATAGAATTGGCCGGTCAGATTGATAACAGCAGGGTGATTAATAGCAAATCGATGTCATCTTACGGCGAATTTATTGATGATGTGATTAATCTGGATGTACTGAAAAACCACATTCAGGTAGATGGCTACAACTATATTGCTAACGTTGGCACTAAGCGTGCGTTGACACCACGGGACTATGACGGGTTGCTATCGACGGTGGCCGCGACTTGTAAGCGTTTTTTCAATAATGGTGTGCTTGGTACCGGCTCTTATGTTGATCCCGATGATGGCGTTACAAAAGTGGCTGATTTTGGCTTTGTTATCCGTTCCCGCCCAGAAGATGTGCTTTCTTTGACCTCAGACCAACGCAAAAAACGTGTTTACCCGTTAACTACTCTTTTAGTGATTTTAGGCCGTGCTGGCCATATTGCTGAAATTAATGCCACCGTGGAGTAATCCCTTATGACCATGCACAGATATGGTGCTGACGGCTCAAATTTAACCGTCTTTGGTATTCCTATTGATGATTTTGGCGATACGGACCCACCTATCACCATTGAAGATTTAGAGCCGCGAGCCGTTTTAAAGCGAGGTATCGGGGCAACTTCCGTTCGTCTGGATAATAAAACTCGCGCCAAGCGATTAACTATTAATTTGATACCCGGCTCAATTCAGGCTCGTCAGTTATTGGCGGTGGAAAAATCAGGTATTGATGCCACCTTTACCTTTTCACAGACCGGTACCGACGAACGCTTTGCCGGTTTCGACGGCATCATGACTAACCGCGGTTCGGCAACGCGTGCCGGTAAAAGCGGTGTGTCAGATGAACAATTTATTTTTGAATTTGCAGACTCTGAGGAAACCTAATTATGGGGCGTCAAATTGAAGTCGCGATTGGTGACACCATTTTTCAGGGGGCGACATCATCAGCTAGAGATCAGGTTGAAATGCTGCAAATTACCGCCCGATGTGGGTTGTTACCGGCCATGAATCCCAATGTGGGCAGTATGGGGCTGGCAGCCAGTCTCGCATCGGTGGACAGCATGAGCCTTAATCGTCTGCGGGATTTATGCTTGAAAAACGGCAATATCATTCGTCAGTCGGATAATGTACCGGTTGCCGAAAACCTGTTCCAGGATGAGGCACATAATTATCTGGTGCTGCTGGGACTGGTACTGAGGGAAAATATTGGCCCTTTTTGGCAACTCAGCAGCGGGGAGGAAAGCGAGAAAAGCAAAGCTCAGGACGTTCCCGTATAGATTGGTTCTTATGGCGACCTTGCGCTGGTGCCGGGCAACACTGCCCGCCGCTGGCAAGGTGGTCAGATATGCTGGATGGCACTTACACTATTGATGATGTGCAATTGATGCATGATGTGCTGGATGAGATTGCTGATATGGCAGTAAAGGCACGGATTGGGTAGTCAATTATGGAGCTTCTGATAGATATAGGGATGAAGTAATAGGCTATTTAAGCATAAGTATCTATGGAATTGTTTCATCAATAACTCAAAATGTATTGCAGAGAAGTTTTAGTAGTAGTACTGTATAAAGATACAGTATTGATTGTGTTGTAGCCTCAATTCACATCACTTAAGTGAGCATCTTTTAAGTCACAAATGTTGTAAGATGCGCCCATAACTGAAAGTGGGAAGGTTAAAACACGATCATGGCTTATCTTTTGAAACAGATTAATTTCGTAGCTAGAGATTTGGAACAGCTTGGTACTAAAGAGAAATTTTGGTTCCGGGACTCAGCAGATGATAGTGAAAAGTTATGGCTTTTTAAGTATTCAAAAGGTTCTACAGGTGAGCATTGGTCAGAAAAATGTGCTGCTGAACTTTGTCACCTTTTGGAAATCCCGCATGCAGATTATGAACTCGCGATTACAAATGGCCGACTTGGTGTTATTTCGCCGAATATGATTCCTATAGGGTATCGTATGGTTATGGGTAACGAAGTGTTACATAGTAAAACTTCTGATTATCCTCAACCTCTACCTCCGGATGAGAAAGCAGTTAGGGTAAGAGAACATACTATCCAACGAGTGTTAGGTTGTTTGGATAATGAACATATTTATCCTCCAGAATGTGATTACGATTTGGATTCACTTAATGCTGGCGATGTTTTTTGTGGTTATCTGATGCTAGATGTACTGATTAGTAATCAAGATAGGCATCATGAAAACTGGGCAATCATGCTTAGTAATGAAACTGGTAAACAGTTTCTCTGTCCAACTTATGATCACGCAGCCAGCTTAGGAAGGGAAATGCTAGAATCAGAATGTGAAGCTAGATTGGCGACAAAAGATAAAAACCGCCAAGTCCCACATTTTGTTCGTAAAGCTCGTTCTGAATTATTCAGACTAAAATCAGATAAAAAGCCATTGTTAACGATTGATGCTTTCCTACATGCGGTAGAACGTAGGGATCGTGCAAAAGAACATTGGCTACAAAAGCTTGCAGCAGTTTCTGATGAGGCCATTATAAATGTATTTAATGAGGTGCCACCAGAGTGTATATCAGACGCAGCACGCCAATTTGCAATTGCTGTAGCTTTGGAAAATAAGAGAAGGTTATTAGAATATGTCGATGCTTAACTCTGTCTATGTTGCTTGGCAGTCACCAGATACTCGTGACTGGCATGTTGTTGGTAACTTGCAAGAGCGCGAGTCAGGATATGTTTTCAATTACACAAAGGGAGCGTTGTGCTCACAGAAGTTCACTCCTTTTAGTGGAATGAATGATGTGCATAAAACATATGTTTCAGAAGAGTTGTTCCCTCTCTTCAAGAATCGGCTGCTGTCCCCTCGTAGGCCAGAATACCCACACTTCATTAAGTGGCTTGGGTTAACGAGCGATGAAGCGAATCCAATTGAGGTTTTGGGGCGCTCAGGTGGGATGCGGAGTACTGACCAGCTTCAGGTATTTAAGCGAATTGAAACCGATGATAATGGGAATTTTGAGCATTACTTTTTTGCTCATGGACTGAATTATCTGTGTGAATCAGCGAACAAAAGAGTATCTGAGTTAAAAGTTGGGGATACTTTGCGATTATGCATTGATTCGCAAAATTTATATGATGATTTTGCGGTAATTATTCGTGCAGATAAACCAGCAGAGATTTTAGGATATTGCCCTAGATACTTTGCTAAGGATGTTAAACTGATGCTTATTGAAAATCCTAAATCAATTCAGTTAACGGTGGAAACTATCAGTGACGATGCTCCAGTGAATTATCGTTTACTGTGTAAGCTATCTGGTGCGATGAGTGAGGTTTCTATTCAGCAGATGAGTGAACAAGAAGAGTTTCAACCAATTTCTTTGACTTCCGCTTAGTTACTAACAATTCTCCAAAACCCGCCATCGTGCGGGTTTTTTTATACCTAAAATATGAGGTTTCCATGTCAGAGACAATTGATTCTCTATTGGTTTCCCTTGGCCTGGAAACAGATGCAAAGAGCTTTCAAACCGCCAATGATGCCGTTAAAGGGATTAAAGACGGTATATTGCAACTGGCCGCTGCAGCCGGTACCGGTGTTGGCTTAAAAGCCCTGACTGCGGATTTATCTGCCTCAGTATTAGAAATGGACAGGCTGAGTAAAATAACCAACTTTACCGTTAAACAGATCGATGGTCTGCGCTACGCGATGCGCAGTCTTGGTCTTAGCCCGGATGCGGCTAATCAGATTGTGCAGAAAATCCCTGACCTGCAACAGCGTGCCAGACAAGGGGAGTTAGGCGATAAAGCCTATTGGAATGGTGCATTTAACCCGACGGAATTTGCTAATAAAACCGGCATGGACTCGCTCAAGTATCTTATTGATGCTTACAGCAAAATGGATAATGACCAGCGGCGAAATCTACGCAGCGGAATTGGCAGTGGTGACAATGATCCCTTCACCCGTCTATTGGAGGGGGGCAGTAAAGGGCTTAATGCTTCACTGAAAAATTTTGACGAGTTATATAAACCGCTCGATCCCAAACTTATTGATTCAGCTAACGAGTTTAATAAAGAGATGGCGGATTTGGCGACTAACTTTGACAATCTGGCCCGTTCAATGGGTGGCGACTTACTGCCAATCATCAATGCGTTACTAGAAAGCATTAATCAGTTTATTAAAGAAAATCCCGAAGTTTCAAAAGCTATTTTGACTGCAGCAGGTTTGGCCGGTACCGCTGGTGCATTAAAATTTGTCGGTGGCATATTACCCGGAGGCGGGAAACCATCAGTCGGAGCTGGTGGACGTGGTTGGTTGTCTCGCTTACTGGTTAATCCGGTCACTATTGGCGCGACGGCTGCATTGACGCCCGGTAACATTTTCACTAGTGCCGAAGATGCCAAAGCAATGAGTAATCCTGAAGCGATAGGGCGCCAGAACTGGGCTAAAAATAACCCTGGAGTGCCTTACCCCAATGATACCCGTGACCTTAATAATCTGGTTGATGATCCGAACGTTCGCCAGTATCTGGATGTGTTATCTAAAGCTGAGGGAACTGCTGGTTATGCCAATTCTGGCTATAACACAATGTTTGGCGGCGACCAGTTCTATGACAGCAGTGACCACCCACGGCAATTAAAAGAGTTCACGCAAACCGACGGCGCTAAAAATAAAACTTCGGCTGCCGGACGTTATCAGTTCACCAGCGATTCTTGGGACGATGCTGCTAAAGCGCTTAATCTGACGGACTTCTCCCCGCGTAGTCAGGATCTTGCCGCACTGTTTCTGATCCAACGCGCCGGCCAGTTAGAAAATGTTGCGAGTGGTAATTTTGCTGATGCTACTGGTGGGTTGGGCGGAGTGTGGGCTTCGTTGCCCTCATCAAATTATGCGCAACCGAAACGCTCATGGGAAGAGATTCAGGGCTATAGCGACCGTCAGTCGATGCCAACACAATCTATGCAGGCTTCGCGCACTGTCGGTGATGTATCTCTTGAACAAAACAACACCTTCCATGTGAATGTGCCTGATGGGGATGCTGAGTCCATCCGTAACGGTGTATTACAGGCAACAACTCAATTAGCCCAGCAAGCGCGCGATATGATGCATACGGAGCACTACTAATGGCTATTACCGGATTATTTACCCGTAACCGCCCTAAAATCGGCAACCTCTATTTTGATGCGCTATTAGAAGAGTCGAGTGAGTTACGCACTGATGTCAGTGAGTTCCCGTTGGAAGATGCGAATACCGCCCACGATAACGCGGTGACACGAGCGTTGGCCCTAACCATGATCATTGGTGTGTCTGATAACTGGTTTCGTGAACTGCTGGCCCAGCAAGATAGCAGTATTGCCGGGTTACTAGGGGCGGGGGCCAGTATTACTACCGGTATGGCAGCCAGTTTACTTTCTGGCAGAGCGGCGGCATTGGCTGGGGTTGCTGCATCGGTCGGCACCAGTATTTATTCCGGCACATTGGGCTCACAATCACGCTCAACCCGCTCACAAAATTTACTCGAGCAATTACGTGAATTGCAGCGCTCGCATACGCCGTTTGAATTAGTGGCCAGCCGTGGGGCCGCCTATAAAAACTGCCTGATCACCAACACCCGCACCCAATTGAAAAAAGAGAATGAGGGCGGGCTGGAGATTGTGGTTGAGCTGTTACAGCTCAATATTATTTACGACACCGTCGCTGAAACCAATGACAACTTACCCTATGGCGATAGTGCTGCCACTCAGGGGCAACGTGAATATTCATTTGGTGAAGTTTTCGTCGAGGCCACGTAATGAAAGTTATCCCATTAAACAATGGGTACGCGGTGCAGCGTTTCCGCGTGCAATTAAATAATCACTATCTGGTATTTCGTTTGCACTGGCTCACCCGTTTTAATTATTTCTGCGTCGATATTTATGAGCAGGGTGAACCGATAGTTTTAGGGCGAGCTTTGCATATTGGCGTTAATTTATTGGCGGGACTCAATACCGATATTGGTCCACTGATATTAGCCGGGGAGACACCGACTATCGCCAATCTTGGCATTAATAATCGCCTGACATGGTACCCCGATAATGAGTAGCTATTTTGGCCGCAATTACCTACTGACTATTACCCCAGTGAGTGGCGATGAACTTACCTATCAGCCGCCATTAGAGATCCGCTTTGCTGTCGATAATACCCCGCAGAATGTCGATGCCACCGCCAGAATCACTTTATACGGTGTTTCAGCACGCACCCGAGCCTTAATTCAACGCTATGACGATAAGGAAAAACGTTATGGCAATCTGGTATTAAAAGCCGGTTATGGCGACAACATCGGTACGATATTCAGCGGACGCATTCACAATGTCGAAGTGGTCAAAGAGGGGGTAAATACCTGTCTACGGTTATATTGCCGCACTATAGGGCTTGAATGGAATATCGCCAGTTTTAAAGTATGGGGGGCCAATACTCCCGCCATAAAAATGCTGAAAGATGTCGCAGGTGAATTTGGTCTTGATGTTGAAGTGATTGGTGATTTTTCAGATCTTCCCCGTTTTGCCTTTTCCTATAATGCCGGTGGTCGACTGTGCCGTGATATTTTGAATGCCTTACGGGAGGACTGGAAATATTACTGGATGCTAACACCTATGCGAGTTTTATTGGGTCGGGAAGGTGCAGCAAGAAATGGGGTAACCCACGATATAACTGCTAAAAATGGTATGGAAAGTGTCCCGCGCTGGTATCTCAGTACCATGGAAATTGACGTTAAAATGAATCATCAAATTCAGCCGGCCGATGTGATTAATGTTACGTCGAGCTTTTGGACGATTAATTTTAGCGGCATGTATAACACCGACCTCAATAATCTGGCGAATATTCAACAACAAACCGGTCAATTTAATGTGCTGCGTACTTACCATGAAGGCACATTATGGGGTGATACATGGAAAACCACGCTGATCAGTCAATGGCGTATGCCCTGAGGTAATGATGATTGAGAGCAATCCGCTGTATACCACCATGATGCTGCTCAAGCGCGATATGGTGCGTGACCTGATGATCGGCATGCCCGGCAAAGTCATTAGTTATAACGCCGATCTGCAACGCGCAGTGGTGGAGTGCGGCATTCAACGTCATATCGGTGACGGTCAATTTAAGACACTACCCGTTATCGAACATGTGCCAGTGCAATTTTCGGGCAGCGCCGAATGGACGGTTTTTCATGAGTTGCCTGCGGGTACCGAAGGCTATATCCATTTCAGCCAACGTTCTATTGATAACTGGCTAAGTCAGGGCGGGCCGGTAGCACCACTGGATGCACGGATGTTTAATCCGTCTGATGCTTTCTTTGCTCCGGGTTACCGCTCACAGCAAACCGCGATTGCGGGCTTGCCGACGGAAGGGATTGGTTTAAGTAACAAAAGTGGCGGGGTTCGTATTCACCTCACTGATGTTGGAATTACTTTGACGGCAGGAGGTACCACACTGGCGCTTACCGAATCCGGCATGAGCTACAGCGGCCCTGAGTTTACCAATAATGGGCAAACTATCCTGAATGGTCGCACTGAGGTAACCCAAGGCGGTTTGGCAGTTGAAGCATTGGAAGTTGGTGATCACGATCACGGTGGTGTGCAGCATGGCAATGATCGCACGGATGGGCCGCAATAACCCCATTATCCTGATTGAATCCTAACTATTATCGCCCTGGCTTATGCCGGGGCTTTTTATTTCTGGAGGCACTGTGATCCGCAATTTTCAAAATGGCGACATTGTTACCTACGGCAGCCAGTTTGCTAGCGGCAAAGAAGAAACCCGGCAAGCTATGATCTGCTGCCTGCGGTTATTTCTTGGCGAGTATTTTCTTGATGCCACGGAGGGAACTCCGTGGTTCCAAAGCATATTGGGCAAAACTTCACGCGATATTGCCGAAGCCAATATTAAACAACGCTTATTGGCGGCCAAAGGCGTGCTGACTATTAATCGCTTTGAAATGGATCTCGATATGAAGAATCGCAAAATTACGATATTTGCCGCCGTGATTGATATTAATAACGATGCATTTGATTTTTTGTTCACTGAGGACCTTGTCTGATGGCAACTATTAATCGTGACGGAGCCACTGGCACCACGCTGAGTGAATATCTGGATACTATGCGCCAGCAATATCTCGCTATTGATGATGGCTGGAATATTAATCCAGAATCACCTGATGGTTTGGCAATTGCCATTTGGTGTGAAGCATTAGCCAATTTGGACGAGGCCGTGATTAATACCTACCACGCCGCAGATCCCAATTCAGCTATTGACCAACAATTAGACCGTATTGCCGCATTTGCCGGGATCAAACGTAAAAGCGCGACCTATTCCACTGCGACCGTCAATTTTCATGGTATCGCTTTTACCCCAATCAATGCCGGAACATTAATCAGAAATAGGGTAACCAATACCTTATGGGCGACCGATGGTGATGTTGTTACCGGCATAACAGGGAATGCGGCAGTGAATGTCACTTGTACGCTGGCTGGTGCGCAGGGGGCCAATAGTAATAATCTGACCATTATTGCCACACCGATCGGCGGTATTACGGCGGTGACAAATAACACTGCAGCGTCAATGGGGTTGGATAAAGAAACCAATAATGCGTTTCGCATCCGGCGCAATGAGTCAGTAGCACTTCCTGGCTCGAACCAGATTGATAATATTTATGCAGCACTGGTCAATATTGAGGATGTTAAACGGGCGCGTATCTATGAAAATTTTGAGAATGAAGCAGACGAAAATGGGGTGCTTGGTCACTCAATGGCGATATTTGTTGATGGTGGTAGCATCGAAGATGTTATTAACAGCATCGCCACTAATAAAAGCCCCGGCTGTGGGTTAAACCGCTACAACACTTTTCCCAATAAAATCTCGTTGGATACCGTTACACCAAAAGGTAACCCGATCACCGTAACCTTTTTTCGCCCCCAGCTGATACCGGTTTATGTCCGGGTAGAGATCGCCAGTAATAGCGAGTTTATTGACGATGAGATAAAACAGGCGATTGTTGATTACAGCGTCACTGGTTTTGATCAAACCAATGGTTTTTCTAAGCTGGGTTTCAAAATTGGAGAGAGCATCGGCGCGGGGCGCTTATTTACCCCAGTCAATTATCTGGTGGCCGGTAATGGTTTTGTGAATGCTATTACCGTAGGAGCGGCTGCGGAACAGGTCAATATGAGTGCAGTGAGCATTGCCTTTAACCAGTTAGGCGTGTTCAGTGCTGAGAATATCGAGGTGGTCTATGTATAACCATCGTCAAAAGGCCCTGTCACGGATTTACCTGCAATACAAAAATGCGCCCAAATTAGTTGAATGGATAAGCCTCTTGCCGGATATCTGCCAATCCTTACTTGAAGAGCAGATAGCCAAAATTAATAACCTACTGGATATTGATAATGCCGAGGGTGATCAACTGGATATTTGTGGCCATATTGCCGGGTTTATTGAGCGCCCATTAATCCGCAGTGATTACTTATCGATATTTGCCTACAAAGGCACTGGTGGTGCACAACCCTACAATGTCGCGCCGTATAAAGCGCCACATGAGCAAATCGGCAAAGTCCCTGTATCAGATTATCTCTATCGGGTATTAATCAAAGCCAAAATTCAGAAGAACAATACCAATGCGACATTGGATGAAATCAAAACCGCCGTTGATTACATTCTGGATGTTAATTCCGCCATCATCGATGGGCAGGATATGACGATGAAAACTATCTGGGTAGATAAACCGATCCCGGCCAATATCTTAGTGCTTATTCAATTATTCGACTTAATTCCCCGACCGCAAGGCGTCAAAGCCAGCTTGATCCGTTTTAACCACCATCCTTTTGCCTATAAAGGCACATTCGACGCACAGCCTTATGGCATGGGCGCTTATATCTAATTGGAGCCACTCTATGGCAAGAAATGACAGCTTTAATCAGCCGTGGGCCAGTGTGCCTGCACAATTTGAACGTCCCGGCGATGCTCTGATTGCCCGAGGTTGGGCAGGGGGCGCATCAGAAGATCCGCCAGAAGCTAAATGGGAAAACTGGTGGCATAACCGGGTGGATTTAGCCTTACAGGAATTGCAAAACCTCGGTCAGCTGATCTGGTTTACTGATGCTCCTTATCAGGCAGGGGCGAGGGTTAATCATGGTGGTAATAGCTATATCGCATTATCAGATAACACCGGTGTAGAACCGACGGGAGTATTAGATATTGGCGTGTGGCGTAAAGAGGGGGCCAGCTCTTATTTGCAGACTGATAATAACCTCGCTGAAATCGCGGTGGCAGGGCCGGAAGCTGTAGCTGCCGCCATTGCTAATCTTGGCTTAACTGATACTGCGGCCATTGCCACGAATGCATTACAGAAAAGCAAAAACCTCAATGATGTAGCAGATAAGACCGCCGCACGAACTAATTTAGGGCTTAAAGGGGCGGCAGTGGTTGATATCGGAAAAACTGCCGGTACTGCTGCCGCTGGCGACGATAACAGGATAGTGGAAGCCATCAGCAGCCAAAACACCAATATTCAGTTACCCGGCACGTTAACCGCTGTCGATGCGATACGTGCAGGCCGATTACTGTCAAAAAGTGACCTTATAGCCGGTGAGGGCCGCGCCGAGGGGCATGCAACGCTGGCAGTCGATGGTAATGTCCATGGCACAGTATGGGGAGGGGCGCTTTCGACCTACCTAGCTAACCGTATAGACCAAAGAGTAAGGGCATGGGCGGCGGTTCAAGGAAACGGTACAGTAATTAGTTCATTCGGTTTTGCCGCGATAAGCCGGACCAACGTAGGCGGATATAACTTCACAATGTCAACGTCAAACGGCGCATATGCCGTAACAGTCGGGATTAACGGTGGCACACAAAATGGCGCGTTAAATGCCCACTCCGCGAATATCTGGAATAGAACGCCTAATTCATTCAGCATACAGAACGCAAATGACGGCGGCGTAAGTTATGACTGGAGAGATTGGCCGGAATTTTATGTCATTGTGGTTGGCCCGTAAGGAATAAAAGATGGAACAATTAATTAATCAAGATTTATCAAACAATGACGCATATGAAAACATCTATGTTGTGGTGCTTGAAAACAAAAACAGTCGTGGAATGACGGTCGTTAATTTCGCTGCACAAAAGTATTTAGATGAATTTACTTATAATGGGCCTTGGCTAAAAATATTGCGTGAAGAGCTACCAGACCAGCGATATATTGAGGCGTGGCAGTTCAATAAAGCAAAGAGCGCTATCGTGGTAAACCCAATCTGGCTACAAGAAATGCATGTTGCCGAAGCCGAACGGGAGCGTAGCCATCGAATTTGGCTAATTCAGGACGAACTTACTGCGCTGCAAACTGATCTGATGCTGGGGATTATTGATGATGAAGATACTGCGCGATTACTAAACCTCAAAGAATACGTTATCGCCTTGAAAAAATTGGACTTATCAAATGTACCGGCTATCGACTGGCCAGTATCTCCAGATACTGTTTTGACTGAAGCATAA